GTATCGGCTAGGGTTGCTATCTCATGCGCTAGTTTAGCTTTTGTGTCAGCATCAGGAACTACTTTATCTAGTATTGTAGATATAGGGTCTATCAGCTTCTCAATTAAACTCATCCTGTCACCATGTCATTATAAAAGCCTAGTATCTTTTTAACATACCAAATAGTCTCTCTGGAATGTTCCCCTGTAACTGATGGTAAGCTGTTGGCTATGCTTGAGTATGATATTGAATCGTGTGCAGCCTTCTGAGCTTCCAGAATATTGCCAATTCCTGCATTGTAACTAGCCATTGCTAAACAATGTCTATCTATATCAGGTCTAGGCCAGCTCCATTCAGCTATTAGCCATCTCATGTATAAAGCACCTGTGAATATTGAAGCCTCAGGGTCAGTACGCTCTACATCTTTAAAATCTGCTTTAACGCTCCACTCATCCCAAGTCTTAGGCATGAATTGTGCTATGCCTAATGCACCTACTTGACTTTCAGCATTAGGGTCTAACAATGACTCTTGGTAATACTGAGCTTTTAGCAATCTCCAATCTGTAGTAGGTAAATATTCTGCTACAGCTTCTTTAATTAAATTATCATATAGTGTTTTCACGTTTTCTCATTGTGATAGTAGTTGGTCTAACCGCCTCTCATCTTGAGCTTTTTGGCTTATAATCATGCTCAACCTGTCTAAATCCCTGTTTGTAGCCTCTCCGCTTGCCTGTAAGCGTTCTAATCCGAATATCTCTTGCTCTTGATCGTATATGCGGGAAACCAGTGTATCAACGCTATATTGGTTCATGTGAGCGTCTAGTTTAGTTCCTAGCCCCGCTACAGTCTCTCCTATCTCCTGAAATCTTTGCTCTACTTCTGACTGCTGGGCAAATACCGAGTAGTTAAATGTCATCCCTGCTATGGCTACTACCAATATAAATACTAAAACCATCGGGTGCGTTTTTAGCATCACCTCGAATCTATTTATAAATGCTTCCATGCTTTTACTTCCTCTAGTTAGAATAGGTGCGCCCTCACATCAACCAAAGAGGAGAAGAACTTTGTTAATGTCAATGTGGGGCGCGGTATGGTGACAGGGGATAGGCGTTGTCAGGTTGCGAGCCGACTATTTCCTACTACCGAAGCACTCTTTATTGTTCGCTAAGCCTTGCAAAACTTAATACGCACTCAAAAGCAACCTGTCTTAAACTCAAAAAAAAGCCTCAATTAAGAGGCTAAATGAGACTTTGGGTGTCTACCTATAGGCAGAAGTCTCAGAGGGTGTTGTTATTATTTGGTTTTCTCCAGCGTGCCACCGAATATAAACCAGAGGGGCATAATAAGCAAACTATTATTGAACCTTTACGCATTTAGATGCTTCATAGCTTCTAAGCCTGTTTATCTCGGTTTCTAGCTTTGCATAGCCTCGCTTACATCTTGACTTATATGCTGACAGAGAAATGTTCAAGAACTCAGCTCTATCCGTATCTGTCCATTGGCGATTAGTGTTCTTGTTGATATGAGCTTTCAGGCGTTTAGCTATTACTGCATCTTGGCAATTAAGGCTTAGAGTCTGCATAGCTGCCCATATAATAGCAAAGTCAGGGTGAGGCTCTTTAAGATTTTGTATCTCGTTAATCATCTTAGCATCTACTGAGTCTGTTCTTATCGGGGCAGAGGGTGACATTTTATCTCCTCCGCTTCTCCAGCCTATATCGTTATTCACAGATAATAGTTCATCAATGAATACATCTATTAGCTTATCTAGCCATAGCTTGTAAAGGTTCAAGATTGTTCCAGTAGTTCTGGATTCTCGTATATGTTGCCTATTACTTCATGCTTTCTAAATCCTAGACTTGGCTTATTTCTTCCCACTGATACTCTGCCGTTTGGTTGCCTAGTCCATACAGCAGCCCATCTATTATCTCTATCATTCCACTCAACTTCGCAAATCAAATCATCAGCAGTTACAATATCGCCCTCATATATCTCAACTCCATTCTTGTCTTTTAAGCCTGTGTATTGCATTACTTCAAAGTTTTCATATAACCCATCAGCAGGCCAGCCATTCTCTTCTATCTCTTCCAAAGTAAAACTAGCGGTCATAAACTTAGTTTCTTTATTGAAATATCTAAACTTAATCTCTCTCATACAGCTCTCCCTATCTCAATAGCACAATCACATATAGCCTTGCGAGTAGCTGCTGCTTTGTCTGGATGGTCTGAATAGATAGCTGAAATTTCCAATAACTCAGGAATATCCATAATATTCTTGAACACTCTCACCTCATCCTTAAGCTCTGTGTCTACCTCCATCCCTGCATCCACCATAAGCCGAAAGCAGTCTGCATCGTTAGTGGTAGGATTCCAAGGTTTATCTCCACCAAACGGAGAAGCTCCCTCTAAAAACAAACCATAACTGCCTGTATCCCTAAAACCTGAATGCTCAAACTGTTTATACTCCTTTAAAGTAATCCCACCAGCTTTAGCCATTGCCTTGTAATCGTCTTTTGAATAGCTCATAGCCCAAACTCATATAGATTAGCCAGTGTCCTCTCAGCTCTTGCTAAGTCCTCGCCTACTAACACTTTCATCCTCGATAGAATTAGATTGTAATTGCTCTGAGCTAACTTCTTCTTAGCTTTCTTTGTGTTGCTTACAGCTATGAAATATGCCTGATTCATTAGGTCAAGCTCTCGTGGGTCTATGTGATCTTCTGTAAATTCGTTAGCCACTGGTGATCTCCTTTAGTTTAGCTTTATATTTAACTTCTATATCTTTGTAATCTTGTGCCGTTCTTTTGATCGTGCCTTTTGTTGTTTCAAGTCTTTCGACTTCTTCTTCACCGATTTTCTTAATAAGCCCTTGTCTGTATTCGACCAAATTTCCTGACTGTTGTATATTGCAATCCCAATGGCACTGAGCATGGACATTATTTTCGTCATACCGATGCAAAGAACCCGATAGCCCTTTGCCAGCAGCAATATAATGACCTGCATCAATAGTACAGTTATCCATAGACTTACCACAGCTAATGCAATTATCGCCCCTGTCCCTTGCTCGTATATAGGCGTTAAACGCTTTAGTAGCTTTTGCTTTCTGTGTTGGTATGTGGTTTTCATAATAATCTCGTTTTAACTTTGCATTCTTCTGCCTCTCTTTCTTCTTGCCTTTAGCCCAAACCTTTTCCAGTGTTGCTTTAATTACTATCTCTTTACATTTTGGGCTACACCACTTGATAATAGGATTAGAGCCACGCTCTACCTTATACTTGTTACAGCCTTTGCAGAGGCGTTTATTCGGCAAGAACCTTCTCCACTTCTCTCAGTACCAAAACCCATCCCAACGTGCCATATATAAAACTCTCTCCACTGTGTAAGTCAGGGTCATGTGTTTCATAGGTTATAGATTTAGTTTCTAAATCCTTCTCGAATAGCTCTGTTATTTTAAACATACTAAGACCATAAATTCTATTTTAGTAGTCATTATCCTAGTCCTTCATCATGATCTAGCACCATTATCATAAACCCTATAGGAATGACAGTGAACCAGAAGGTAATAGTTATAAGCCTCTCTAGCTTACTTAGATACTGTCCAGTCCTAGACCCTTCAATAGCAAAGTAAGCACATGCACAGCCTAGCATATAGATTATTAATGTAGTCATTCCAATCTCCTAGTAGTTATTATTTAATTCTTACATCAGGTTCTATTATCGGTCTTGGTATATTATAAACATGGGAGCTATGTACGCCTCCCTGCTTCCTGAATGTCATCATCTCCATTTCACCATCACCGCTAAAGCCATGTGAAGCGTGCCAAGCATCGGGCGGAGGAAGTGCGGCAAATACTTTATGCTTAACACCCGCTAGAGTCTTAACCGCCTCTTTGTGGAAGTGACCAGTACACCACATCCTATGGGTTGTTCTTCCCCATGCTTCTGACATATCTCTTGCCATGCTTCCTGCTAATCTCTCAGCATTTTGTTTGTTCCCATGAGTAACGCCAAATAACCACTTCCCATATTCAAAATAGTGGTAGTCACCATTTGTTCCTAAAACATTCACTCTAGGCTCTTTCTCATAGCAGAACTGGAGCATCAATTCTATTGCAGGAGCAACATCAGTATTGTGGTTTCCCTTTGCTATAATAACATATAAGTTATCCACCTTCTCAAGCATTCTGTCTATGGAATATCTCATAGTCATAGCTGCTTGATATAGTGTTGACCTGTGTCGGGTGTCTACATCCAAAGGCGTACCAGAAAAAGTGGTGTCATTATGCCCATTACTGTGAGTGTAGTCTCCAACATCAACAAGCAAGCCATTAACTGAAGGCTCTGCTCTATCAACTAAATAATCAATAGAATCTCTTAGCTCTTTAACCGCGATATCAGTGTCAAAATCCCTGTGTTTTGTCTCCTTACCGAAAGCCCTCATCCCAATATGAGCATCGCCAATAAATATTGATGGGAGCAAATCATCACGCTTTTTGCCCTTGACTTTCTTCTTAGGGGTAAACTTTGGTAAATCTTCCTTCAGCCCCTCGACAACTTCTTTCAACTCTTCAGCCATTTCTAGTGGGAGCTGCCTTTCCCATGTTTGAATAATCTCTCCAGCACCATCTCTTTGAATAGTAACCTTGCCCATTCCGTAACCTTCAGCTACACCCTGTGTCCAATGGTTAGGCGCATATCCTCTCCTTGCAGCTTTTGCTATAACAAGATTCAAAGCCTTAGAATGCTTGCCAGAACTAATCCCAGCCTCCCTGTCTGCTTGTATAAAGCCCTTGCACTTAATAATCCTGTCTAGCTTCTCGGCTTGATCTCCTCCGCAAAACTCTTTAAGCCTTTCATCTCCTGCAACTGACCAGTCATTATTTGGCATAATATTTATCCTTTAGAATCGTAAAATCGTGAAGGCCAAGCTGGAATAGTATAGCCTTTCTCTGTAGCAAAATGAGCGCATATTATTGTGTAAATCTCGCTCACCTCTGCTGTGTCCATATCAGTAGTGGAGTTTTTCTCGCACCATGCTTGTAATATTGGCTTCCAAACGTGTTCATGTATAAGCTCATCAGTAAATGGAATCTTCTTAGGTGTGATAATCGTGTATTCAAACGAATCCCCCTGAGAGTTCAAGAATCCAGCAACTAATTTAAACCATAGCCACATGGAGTTGTTTTGAGTTAAGGTTCTAGCTTTCTTGTCCATGTGCCTTATCCTTCTCAATCTGACTATACACAATGCTCTGATACCTATGCCCAACATTCTTAGGCGTGTCAGCAGTATGCCCAAACTCATAGTGCTGAATCTTGCCGCCTCTAGCTTCAAAGGCTTTCTTCTGCTCCTCAAGGCCAATTTCTAGGCTTGCTTTCTCAGCAGTACGGAATGACTTAGGTTCTTCTTTGTATAATACTTCAGTTTCAATGTTCATATTATTTCTCCAATAGTTCAGGGTTAGAGTATATGTTGCCGATTACTTCACAGCCTATTAATGTCCACATTTTTGCTACTGCCTCACCAGTTATATAATGCGGCTTTGAGCCTCTAGCCCCAAACCTTGTGCCTTTGCTAGAATATTCCACAACGCCTGCTCCATTATTATGTTCAACAACATCTCCTTCATAGATTTCAACACCATTCTTGTCTTTTAAGCCTGTGTATTGCATTATGATAGTGCATTCATCATTAGTGACTAGAGCATTATCCTCTGGCTCTATGTAATTCTCAGACATAGCCTCTGTAAAGCTAATTATTTCTCCTGAGTGATAATCTACGCCATCATAAAAAAAGCATCTAAATTTAATCTCCCTCATATTGTTCTCCTGTTAATTAGTGTACGCTAGAAGGGCAAATCATTTTCAAAATCATCATCAGCCTGATTAGATACAGGCGTTTTCTTTGGCGGCTCATTTATGATTCCCGTCTGGCTTGCTGTTCCTCTATCACTCCAAAATATCTTAGAGTTGCCTAGAATAGCTCCTTTCACTCCCTGCTCCTTCTCTTCCTTAGTTACATCCTGAGTAATCATGCCTGAGTTGCCGTATTGGTCAAACTCTTCAAGGTCAATAAAAGCAGTAGCATCTAAATAGCTTCCTTTATCTCCCTTAAATAATCTAGCCTTATCAATCTTGCTGACATTAATCTTTAAACTTACGCCTATTTTCATTTTATGCTCTCCTCAATCAATTTCTTGTGTAGCTCTTTTCTCTGTGACTCAAAAGCCCAAGCAGCAGCCTTCAATACTTCAGGCATTGTTTTCTCACTTTCAAACCGCAAAACTTCACTGTCATTCTTTACAAGCTGGTAAACAGCCTGAGATGGATTCAAAGCTTTAGCGTCTGTTACTCTCACAATTTTTATCATGCATCTCTCCTCATTGCTATTGGTTTAGTTAAATACTCCATACTTAATTTCTCATCCCAGCCTCTTCCCATCCATCTATCTCCATTATCCCCGTGGGAAGAAACAGAATCATCATCTTCGCACATAATACAAGTTAGCTTTCCTTTACCTTTTGGGGTGACTGTAGATAAACACCGAGTACACATGAAAGGCTTGGCTTCTTGATCTTCTTGCTCAACACCGGGCAATCTATAATACATCCTTTTCTCATGCGACCCTGACCTTTTAAGTAATAAGCCAGCATTACATAAAAGACTTAGTGGCGCACTAAGAGCCTGTGATCTAACTCCTGTTAATAGTGATATTTCATTCCTTGAGCATTCCCCACTAATAAAATTAAGTATTTTATGGGTGGCCGTGCCCTCAACAGTTCCCAGCGTAACTGGGGCATGAGTCCTGCCGTTAAAATCTGACGTTGCTTTCATTACATCTCCATCGCTTGTTGTCTAGTTTGCATATCAAATCTGTCTGCTGCCGCTTTGTAATAATCTTCGTCTAGCTCAATTCCAACAAAATCAAAACCGCCATAATGCGCAGCTATCGCACTTGAGCCTGAGCCTAAGTGAGTGTCTAAAATTCTGTCACCCTCTTTGGCGTAGTTCTTTAAAAGCCATTCGTATAGCTTTACTGGTTTTTGGGTGGGGTGGATTTTCCCTAAAGGGTTAGCCCCATGTATTTGATGCCTAAAAACCTTAGCTGGCTTTTTCCAGTTATTCATTGATACCCACGCATACTCCGCGCTTGCAAAATTATCTACAGTTTGAAACTTATCCCAAATACAAAAATATTCAGTATTAGGAAGCGTAAAGTTGTTTGCTCCCCAAACAATCTGCTCTCGGCTTACCCTAAAAAGCTCATTAAAATATTCTTCTGTTGGCTTCAAGCCATTCCAGCTTTTTGCAGAATCAACCATTTTTGACATCGACCTCCTAAACTTACTGTTCGGATCACGGTTTTCTTCCACGCTTAGGCGTTTAATCCCATAAGGCGGGTCTACAATCGCAAGCTCAAAAGCGTTATCCTCAAGCTCTTTCATGTAGTCCATGCAATCGCCTTGTATTAGCTCTATGGTCATTTTGCCCAACTCCTATCTGTGATCTTATATATCTTAGCTTCTAACTGAGCCTTCTCTCCACCTCTTAAAAATTCAGGCTTTGGATACAGCTTTCCCCAAGAGCTTTCTGTTGAATTATCTAAAATCTTGTTGCAATCATAGCCTTCTTGATGCCACGCTGCAAGCTTTTTCAAAAATATCTTTTTTGCTCGGTCAGTTAAAGGCTTCTTTTGGGCTGCTCTCATGTCTACGAATCCATCCCACTCTTCAGCCCCTATGAAGTCAGGCAAATCAGGAATCATATCAATCTCCAAAACTCTATTAATAAAATTATCTGTATCACCCAAAATATATTGAACTCGTTAATTAGAAAATCAAGCCTCTGGATATACATCATTTCCTGTAGCGTTTTTGATTTGCGCTGGTTCATATCTCGCCTTTAAAAATATGCTCTGTTAGTTGATCTTCCTTTGCCTCTACAAAACTCATTTCTCTTGCTTTTTCTATAGGGACTATTGCAGGGATTAATTCTTTTGGCATATCACTCCAATGCTCTTGTAAATGATCCCCGCACACAGCCAGATATAAAACCTCTAAAGTATTTGGTTGGATTCCTATTAATGCGTATCTGCTCATTACTCTTCTCCCATAGTTATCATTTAGAGCCTTTGGGGAATAACCCGCTTGACTTGTAAGCATCCTCAACCAGCCCTTTCCATCCACCATAAATCATAAACCACTCGCCTATTAATCTTTGGTATTTATTCTCAGCTATCCAGTGTAAAGACCTTTCCATAGTGTAAGCGTCTTTCTCAATATCAAAAGGTATAGCCGCAATAACCTCTAACTTGTTCGGGTTTCCTGTCTGTAAACGCTTCAACCTATAATCTGGGTCTTTACTAACCCCGATCTTTATTGGGCAGTTCCCTTTCTTTTGTGCTTGCCTTATAAAATATACATACCACATTCGCTTTCCTTTGGGCACTACTAAAGACTTTCCCCTTTAAAGCCCTACCAAGGCTACCTTTACGGCTGGGTACTTGTGTTTCAGGATTGAACTAAACTACTCCTGATATTCTAAGTTGGTTAATTCTTAGAATCCCTTTAATTGGGACTTACTCTCATTGTCAGTCTTGGGAATCCTTGAGTAAGATTACAAGCTGTCCATTTAAAGTTGCGCTTACAACATCCCACCAGTTAATGACTGTTTCAGGGCATCCGTCAGCAACAGTTGTTAATGTCCAGTAAGGGCTTGTACCATCTTCAAATATGTGTTACCTTTAGTAACATACATCAGAAACTTTTCCTTTCTGGTGTCCCTCCCCTCGGAATCCTAGTCTGTCGCAAGTCTGGGATTTCGTCTTTCTACGAGAAAGGAATTTACAATTAAAACATATCCTTACTTATTAATCAAGTCTTTTGCGTATCTAGCCATTATCCCATCTCCTCGCTATTAGCTTCAAAGTTAGCTTGCTCTTGCTCTTGATGAAATAAAGTCTCAACACGATGTAACAGGACTTGGATAGAACTAGCTATCTCTATATCCATCTCAACCATGTTATCAGCAAAAGCTTTAGCCTCTTTGTAATCGTTTAAATCAGCAAAGGTATTTGACTTCTCATTAAGAAGCTGGCTTACCCTTGTCTTTATGTTGTCATCTGTTAGGCTCATTTCTCTATCCTCGTTGCTAAAACCTTTCTTTCTACTATTTGAAGTCCTGCCATTCCGTCAACAACATAAACTTCACGATCAGAGCTTATGTAAGTGTTAATAGCTGGCTGAGTAAGGCCGAACATTCTCCCCATCTCAGATTGGTTAAGCTTCTTCTTATCCATGTAATCTTGTATAGTTACTCTCATTTCTTTTCCCCTGATAGCTCTACTTCACAAGTGAACACTGGTTCATCTTTATCGGTTTTAACTCTCATTACAAAGTCAGCATAGCTATAACCTAAAGCCATGTTATGACGAGCAACATACTCCCCCATAGCTTCCCCAATCTGCTTATCATCTAAAATCAACTTCATTTCAACTCCTTATAATTCTTGATATGCTTATTATTACAAATAACTATACCTAATGCAAGCGAATCATTATAATTAATTTAAGAATGGCTATTGCTAATCATTATATAGTGTGCAATAATTAGTTAAACATTGAGGAGGGAATTATGAATTATTCAGATTTTAAAGAAACCTACGGACAAGATGCACAGCTATTCTTATGTGCTGAAGCAGAAGCGGTATTCGATAAGGCTTATACTTATGAAGCAGCTTATCACCATATTATGAATAGTGAGAGAGTGTTTGCTGAGTGGATAAAGGAGAATGTGAAAGACTGGGAGGAGGAATTAGTAGATAGCGGCTTTGGTATAGATGCCAATGATATTAAGTCACTTAATAATCCTGTCCTAAAAGGTGGCGTACCATACTTAAAAGGTACTTGGTGCTGCATACTTAATCGAGAATTGTTCAAGATGTTTGAGCTGCTAGTTGAGGATATTCCGCATTGGGTTGAAGAGGTTAATCCATATAAAGAAACTATGAGCCAGCTTGATGATGAGATTAATTCTATTTTAGATTCGGCAGAAAGAGCTAATGATATGAGGAGAGAGATGTGAATATGGGTGATGAATTATTTATAAGCGGGTTCTCAGCAGGGTATTATGGAGATGAAGTAGAGTCAGATGACCCTAAATATGTAGAGGCGTATGGAGATGGATATGCTGCTGCTGAAATGAATGTAACTAATAAGCAATGGTTTGAGGAGAGAGGATTATGAGCGAAGGCATAGTAAAGATACACGGTAAAGAATATAAGACTGTAGCTTTAAGGGTTACTGAGTTTCGGGAGGATGATGATTACAAGGGTTTTGGTATTGATACTGAGATTCTTAAAATAGGAGATGGCCAGGTAGTTATCCGAGCAACCATAACCAACTTAGAGAACAAGATCATAGGTAGCGGAATAGCTCACGAAGTTGAAGGCAGTTCTAACATTAACACTACGAGCTATGTTGAAAATTGCGAGACTTCAGCAATAGGCAGAGCGTTAGCTTGTATAGGCATGGCGGGCACTGAGTCTTATGCTTCAGCTAATGAGGTTACAGGTGCGGTTATCAGCCAAGCGGTTAAAGAAGCCTCTGAGAAGCTCTTAGCGCACAATACAGCCGTTAGAGATAATATACAGTCTATCCTAGTGATGAAGGAATCAATTGCTATGGATGACCTGTCAACGGCTTCTGAGGCATGGTGGGAGCTAGACAAGGAAACAATGAGTAATTTATGGCTGTCTACTACTGCTGGTGGGATTTTTACTACTAAAGAAAGGGATGTGATTAAGTCTAGTGAGTTTAGAAAGTCACATTTTGGGGAGGATGTATGAAAAAGCTAAGTGAAAGCTCTATCTGCGTTGAAGATGTTTATAAGGATGACTACCCGAAATTCTGTGATGCTCATATGTGTTATGCAGAGTGGGAAGATGGTACTGAGCTAACTGAGGAAGAGTTAGAGAAAGCTACTGAGGATTATCCAGAGCTGGTTAATGAAGCAGCACATGAGAGTTTACGATGAGCGACTTCTTTTGTGCTGAATGTAAAGAGCCTTGTGGAGCTATTGAGGAGACTTGGGATTATTCAGGGACTCATTGCAATCATGGGGTTGGTGGCGTTCATCATTCAGGTGTTTATGTATCTGATTGCTGTGATGCAGAGATTACTGAGGATGAGCCACAGGGAGAGGATTATGAGTGACTACACACAAGACGATTATGAGGCAATTGAGTCTTTAGTAGGGAAGAAGATTTCCTTTGACTATACACACCCATTTATAGAATTGGCTGAAGGAGTTAGCTATGAGTGATATTAAAATTAAAGTTAGAGAATATTTAGACAGTTTAGAGCCTGATATTGATATAGGCAAAACTCCTGTAGCTATGCACATTATTCTGCTAAAAGAATGTCAAAAAGAATTAGAAAGAAAGATAAATAAAGAAGATGCTGAGTATTTAGTTGGACTGATGGACACGGCTTTGGGTGAAGGAAAGTTGTTAGGGCGGCTTACTGAGCATGAGCTGTACTTTAAATTAAAAAACTTTTAGCCCATTTAGGGAGGAGAGGATTATGAGTGAATATTATATCAAGGAAAGCGAGAATGAATACGGCACTCCAATTAGCGTTTTTAAATGCTTCTCTTGTGGTAGTGAGTTCACTATATGTCCTGCCGTTTCAGAAGATAAAAGAGCGGCTTATGCGAATGACGGCTGCGGGGATGGTTTTGAATGTGACAGCTACATCCCAAGCAAAGACGTAGGCGTGTCGTTTGGTGATTACAGCATGTTTAACGCTTACTGCGAGAGAAATAATATAGACAAGGAAATGTTATCAGGCCAACTAATAAAAGGCCGCGTTATTAGAGAGAGTAGCTATGAGTGAAGAAAATAAACCTACGCCCGTAACATGGTTATCAGAGTATTTCTGCAAAGGCTGTGACAGAAAACATGAGCTTCCAGAGGGCGGCTACGATGAATGCCCTATTTGCGGTAGTAAAGAAATTAAAGAAGAAGGAGCAAACCATGAACCAGAATAGTGAATTACTGCCTTGTCCGTTTTGTGGCAAGCGTGGGGAGACAGACCAGTTTAATGAAGATGGTGGGAACTGGCAGGGATTGTGTGAGGATTTAGAATGTAGGGGTGGAGTGCCTTTAGATGAGGGATACAGCACACAAGAAAAAGCAATCAACGCATGGAACACACGCCCCACTCCACAGGTATCAGATAGTGAGCTTGTGAAAAGGCTGAAAGTATTAACTGACGAAAATAACATAAGGTGCTACATGGGTGATTCAGTCATTGAACAAACTTTAAAAGATTGTTTGCAAACCATAGACCACAAAGAGGAGTAGATGATGAGTGACTTTACTGAAGGAGAAAGAATGATAGAGATAGCAGAACAGGCGTCTGAGGTAGGCACGAGAATTTCATTAACAGTCAGGCCTATCTTTCACGGAGAGAGTAATAGTAATTTTGGGATTGACCCAGAAGATCTATACAAACTAGCTCTGATACTACAAGAAAAGGAAGCAAACCATGAAGCCCTAGCCCACAAAGAGGAGTAGATTATGAGTGAAGATATTAACATTACAGCAGTAGTTAAGAAGCTGATTGGCGAAGTTAATGCGGTTGGTGATTCTAGAGTTGATGAAAAGAGATATAAAAGCTTAGCAGAAATGGAAAATCTTGTTGAAGATTTACTAATTGAAATTAATGATGCCACAAGGTCAATAAATAACCACCAGCACAGTATGAAACGTCAAGCTGTAAGAGCGCGAAACTTTCTAAGGCGTGTCTGTTCAGAATTTAAGCCAGAAGATGATTAACCGCTAACCGAACAGAGAGGGAGGGAATGATTATGAGTGATGAGTCAAACATATTAAGTTTTAATGACAGCAAAAAGAAACAGCCTGATAAGGAAGTTGAAATAGAGCGTTGCCCTAAAGGTCATGTTCTGTGGCCTGATACTGAGAAGTGTGTTGTGTGCGCTGAAATGAGGTTATTCCAATGAACCAGAATAGTGATGAATTAAAGCCTTGCCCATGCGGAAAGATACCAAAAGAACTTGGGGTATATGATGCTAATCAAGGCGCTAAATGGGCTTGGGTAAATGCCGATTGTTGTGGTGAATGGGCAATAGAGTTCCGCACACAATACAAGCCTTTCGATTCTCCTGAGTGTATGCAGTTGGCTAAAGATGCTTGGAATGCTGCTTCACGCCCCACTCCACAGGTATCAGAGGGCTTGGATGAGTTTATAGAGCTTTTAATCAAAGATAGTTTTTATGTTGATGATGATGATAGCGCACATATTTATTTAGACAATACGCTTGACTCATTACGCCAACACCTAACCAGCAATAAGCCTGAGGATAAAGAATGAACAAAATACCGCTAGAGTTAGCTAATGAATTTTTAGATTACAACCCTGAAACTGGTGAATTTATCTGGAAAGAACGCCCTCTTAGCTATTTTAAGAATACAAGGTTGGGCAATGCTTGGAATGCAAAACACGCCAATGTTGTAGCTGGCTCTAAAACTTTTTATGGATATACCACTATAACCATTCAAGGGCAGCGACTTCTCGCACACAGACTCGCTTGGCTTATGACTTATGGGGAGTGGCCTGACCAGATTGACCATATAAACGGGAAGAGACAAGACAATCGTATAGAGAATTTAAGAAATGTAACTCATGCAGAAAACCAAAGGAACAGAGTTATCCCTAGAGCTAATAAGAGCGGTATAGCGGGGGTCTATTGGGTTAAAACCAAACTTATATGGATGACCTATATATCACATAATGCAAGAGATGTGTTTCTTGGGAATTTCACTGACTTCTTTGAGGCGTGTTGCGCAAGGAAATCCGCAGAAGTTAAGTATAACTATCATCCTAATCATGGGAGTAAAAGACATGTCTACTAATAGTGAGCTAGTTAAAGAGTTAGAAGAAATTGACTTTGTTTTAGCTCACGCGCAAGACGATGAAATAAGTCACCATAATTTTAGACTTAGAACATCAACAGCAATAGCGCAAGCCATAGCAGCCCTAGCTACACAGGAAGGATTTGTAAGTGTGCCTATAGAGCTATTAGAGAATGCTTTAGAAAACCTTATTGAAGAATATTCAACATATTATGGCGGAGAAAATGCTCCTGATTATGATGAGCATAAAGACGCAATAAAACTAAGCGAAACTATAAATGCTATTTCAAAGCTGATAGCAGCACAGGAGAGTTAATGATGGATACTAACTGCACAATGAAAGATTGTAAAAATGCAGAGACTACTAGGCTTGATTTTACTTGCACAGGCATAGGCGATTTCAGGTGGTATTGTTTTGAGCATCTTCATATAGGTGAAAGAGCTTTAAAACTACAGAGCTTGCGGCATGATGTAGGTTATTTAAAATCTACAGTTATAAGCGAGGCTAAGAAAATGACTAATGCCGTAACTGAGCTTCAACAGAAGCAAGAAGAACTAACCAAACTAAGCGATATGAATGCAGACCAATACAAAGCCATGATAGCTACACAGGGAGAGAGTAATGATTAGATTATTAATATTAGTTGTATTATTGGCGGGATGTTCTGAGGAGGGAAGTAAGCAGTTTAGGGGAGAGAGTTGGAATGCAGCTCAAGAAATAGTAATCATTAACTCATGCCCATATTCTGAGGAGTTTGTTAATGGCGTTATAGCCCTTGCTGAGCATCGAGGAGTTTTGATCTATAGGGAGTATCATACTGATGCGAAGTATCAAGCATTAGCCTTGCCAGAGCTGCCTGATGAGCAGTTTAGCGTGGCTAATACAGTTTACTTTAACCCTAACTTGTATTTCATGCACATTAATGCGGATTTAAGCACAGCAGAAGAAGCTGAGCTCCATGAGGAATGTCACATTTCTCGTAATGAGCTAGGTTTTGGTATGACACATGAGGGATGGTTATAACCAAGCGTCCCCGTGATCGCTTGAGTACAGTATTAAATTCTTAATACACATTCCACCAGTGAGGGATTTTCCGATTACCAAGTTGCCGCTAGGATTGAATGAGCCATCGAAAGTCTGACTAACCGAGCTAGTGCCATCACTTGAGAATCGCATAGTTGAGCTTCCCCATCTTGCCTTGATAGCTACTGAGTCTAAAACTCCTGACCATGCCGAGTCTAATAAGGCGCTTGCAGTACCATCTCTAAGAGACAGCCTTAAATCAGTATTAGTGAAATAACTAAGCCTAGAAGGATTGGTAGCGTCAGGTGAGACTATACCTTGCGAAGAACCACTAGCTGTATTAAACAAAGGAGTCAAATCAAAACTCATACTACCTTCTGCGTCTACTGGAGTCCAATAAGCAGCAGGGAGCGTGTATTCAGTATCGGCTAGTCTAGCCTTAGTAGTGCCGCCTGTGGTTAGTACAGGGCTGGCAGAGTAGGTTGTTTTGTATAGCTCACATGATGCAAAGACTGTAGAGCCTTGTGCTGCTACGTTTTCGGTGGTAGAGCCATCTGTATTGAAAGCAGGAGATAAGGCAACTGCTGATGATGCGTTACCTGTGCCATTATCGGCAAGAGATAGGACTACTTGCCAGAAATTCCCTATTCTGGTTATAGAAACTACTGCTCCGTCAGAGGATTGCTCATTATAAGAGCCGTCAGAAGGGTCTAATATAATACCTTCTACAACCTGCGTTCCTCCGTTGAAGTGAGTGATAACAAGCCTTGGGTAAACAGAAGGAGAGGCGTTGTAAGCAACATAGCAAACCATATAATACGTATCAGTCCCTGATGTTATGTTAGTGGCTTCCTCTCTTGCCTCTCGTACTGACGCACTATTATCGGTCACAGTGAAAGCCTCATTAGGTTCGCCAGTTAAGCCTGTAGCGTCTTTAACCGCCGCGGCTGTTGTTGTTAGAGTCCAATTAACTAAATCACCACTATAACCACTAAGCTCCGTAGCCGCCCCTTCCATGAATAAGCCTTTGATAGTAGAGGCTGTTATATTAGCTCCAACTGCTTCTGTGACTACGTTACTTGCTACGCTATTGCCGTTAAGGGTTGCATAGTTTTTAACAGAGTCTACGTTAGAGCCGTGGTCTATTTGTTTGACTGTTATGTTATCTATAGTCGCTGTAGCAACAGTTGAGCCTCTAGCCGCCACATCAAGCCTAGCACTAGCCCCTGATGCTATAAAAACAACCGCAAACTTGCCTGTCGATGTAGTTGTTCCTAAATCTTGGGTAGAAGTATCAAGAAACGCACCTACCTGATGTGATAGTGCCGACACATCACACTCTAATAGATATGTTCCACCTTCTACTGTTGCGATAGTTTGATAAAGCTGTCCATATGGAGAGCCAGAAGAATTCCTAGCTAGATCAACCTCTCCCGAATCATAAGTAGCTGTTGCTGGCGCTGTAGTTGTCCATCCAGTTGTATCGCCAGTAGCAAAGTCACCATTAGTAACAAGCTCACTTCCTGTCCCTACGCCTGTAGAAACATATTCACTAGGGGTTACTGTGTCTGAGCGGCCTGTGGAGTTTTCTAGTTGCTGATTATGGACTGTTACATTGTAAGTATTAGCAGCCCCATCTTCATTTACAAAGAAAAATAAGCATAAAGCGCCATCGGGAGAAGAGGGAATAGTAATAGGTAATGAAAGCCTAACCCTAGTCCCTGCTACCATTTCACAAGTAGCTGAAGTTATATCTGAAGCCGCAGCAAAAGCGCCATCTCTAGCTCTAAAATCTATAGTGCCGCTTCTGTCGGGCGTAATATCAAGAGTCCATATATAAGTCTCGCCCTCTAAAACACCTGTAGCTGCGTTGTTAATGTAAGCAGATTTGTTGGAGTTTAATGATAATGTATATAATGTCGCAGCAAGAGTTACCCCTGATTGAGCTACCCAATCCTGTGTTAAATCCTCACTAAAGCTAAGAAGATTCTCAACCCTGCGCATTCCCCAAAACCTAGCTTCTTCAGCTTTACAAGGATGCCATAAAGATTCTTCGTCAATAGTTAAGCGGTTGCCATCTGTATCACCTATAGCGGGTGGTGTTAAAGCGCCTGTTGTGTTGCCTAATGTAAACTCTCTTCTGTTTACAGAATTAGAGATAGAGTTTCTTAATACGTTTCGTGAAAAGTCTCTTAGTACGCTTCTGACTACTGATCTCATTAGTATTTATCCAATTTTATTATGTCTAGTTTATCGCCAACCTTTTTAACTTCATTGCGGTTGCCTTGAACGGAAGCAGATAGAGTTCTAGCCTCTTTTGTTGCTTCTGTCATTAAGATAGGTTGCCATGCAATAGCACAACCCCACTTATCTAATTCTTCACCCGTATTAGGGTTAGTTCCGCGCATCTTCACATACCACATACAACGCTCTAGCACCGTTCCATCTTCTTCGCACTTTTGGCAAGTATGGCCTAGAGGACAGGTTAATTTCATGCGTCTTTTGATGCTATGATTAGATCAATGTAAGAAGGAGACCAAGAGCCTGTTAATGTCGTAGAGTCTGTATTTCCATGAGTGTGGGTGTCACCAGAGCCAACAGTATCCGTCAAGTCTGTAGTGGTTTGAACTGTAGTTCCAGCCCAAGCGTTATAACTTGCAGAGCCTACGGTTGTTTGCCCATAAACATGGCCTGAGTTCCAAGACCCTATAGGGAAAGCGTGGACAGGCAACTGAGCTATAGTTAAGCCAACAGCAGAGCTTCCATGAGCGTGTGATAAGTCTTGAGAATAAGCTATAGGTGAATCTGACCCACCATTACCTCCACCTGTACCTGATACAACCCTCATCATTTTATTGTTTTGAGTTGCTACTTGAGTCCATCCAGTAGGAGGGGCTGACTGGAAGAAGGCTATAACATCACCTGTCTCAAAGTCTGAGCTAGAGCTTGCTGTAGCGTTATCAAGATAATTAATATTATCAACAACCCAGTCAGCATTAGCTGTAGTGTTAGCATCTGCGTCTGTTTCGTTAGTGTATAAAACTAATTTAAAGTTTTCATTAAAGTGGGGGATGAATACGCTAGTCTCATCACCAGAGCTAGATATAGGATAACCGTTAGCATTAATCTTGCACTTTGCAATAGTAGTGCCGCCTGTGTCATCAGTAGCCATAGCAAGAGGAGTAGTAGTCCCCTCTGAATAGCCTTTTAACCAATATGCTGCTGTATATACTGGTACTGTTTTCGATATTGGATTATATGCCATTATTTAATTACCTTGCCTTAAAAGTGTTTCCATTGATTTTATAGCCGCCTCATCACTTTGCATTAATTCTGCAATCTTATCTAACCCTCGCTCCTTCAATCCTTTATTCCCTAATACAGTTTCGATAATGCCACCTAAAGACCTTTTAGCCTGAATGCCAAACCGAGACTCTAATGCTTGAATGAAAGCTACTTGCGTGTAAGGGTCTATATCAAAACTACCACCGTTCTTTCTAGCTAAACGAGCCATAGACTCAAGGGCGCTTTGAAGGTTGCCTCTGCCTACGTTATTACTCATCAATGTGTTAACTTTTTGGGCTATTATTGACCCTGCTGTATCGTCTGCTAAGTCAACTGAAGCCCCTATACCTTTTTGGAAGAGGTTTAAAGAACCTATTATCTCTGAATAAATAGAGTTTAAGCCTCTGTATGTTTCGTTAGTTAAACCTATAGCGTCATTGATGTTAGTTCTAGCTCCTTTTAGGATGTTCTCAGCTTTTAGGCCTAACCCTCCAGCAGCTTTATCAAAGTTAACCATCTCATCTATAGAGCCTTTCATCCTATGCGCTGCTAATCCGTCTATATTGTCCTTAAATAAAGCTTGATAAGTATCATTAATAGCGGCTCTTTGGGGTTTGGCAAGCCTTGAGAAAAAGGAAGAGTTAGAGAAATCTAAACCGTCATCAGCTATAGTGATGCCCTCTTCTGCAATATCATCAAGGAATCCGCTTCTAGCTGCGCTTAAATCTACATCAGCACCTCTTAGTTGAGTCTTTGACACATTGTTAAGCTGTCTACCTGTGTCCCTCATAACGCCTCTAAGGAAGTTGTACTGTCTTAATATTTCATCTCCAACAGGGTTTTGTGGTCTATGCTTGCCAGCCCATGCAGCGCCTTGACCTCTACCTCTCTTGAATAAATCTAAAACTTTAAGTGCTAAGTTTCTATCTGCTGGTGTAGCTCCTGACATAGTTGTAGCTATACCTTCATCCCAACTAGAGGAAACTGATCTAACAGCAGGGTTAGCTCTAAGGTTATCAGCCCCATCTAAAATATACCTAGCCGCTTGGTTGTTCTCTAAAGCGTCATCTGCGGCTCTCATTAAAGCGCCAGCTATAGGCAAAACATCATCACCTTCTTCAGCCGCTTGCCTTATGCCTTGTAAAATAGGATGAGGGTCTGTAGTTTGGTTTGTTATCTGTAGAATATCGTCTGAAACTGTATTAGGGTTATCTAATACACCTCTTATAGCTGTTACTTCAGGGGTTCTTCTACCTAAAGCTAATGCATCTACTATTTGCTTTTCGCTTCTTGTTGGCGCTCCCTTTAAGAATCCACCAGCGATTCCACCTAAAACACCTGATAAGCCAACTCTAGCAACAAACTCTAAACCTTCAGCTTGATCTCCTCTAGCCATTAAACCACCTTCGCCCATTGCGTAAGTAGCCATCAGAGGGATTCTAGCTAATTTAGGAGCGAGGGATGCAACTTTAGCCGCAGCTCCACCGGGCGCAACAAACATAGCCGCCTCACCTAGAAACTGACCCACGCCCACGCTACTTCTTTGGTCTCTAAGAAGGTCAAAGGCTTGAGTTTCAGCAGCATCAGGCATATCCATAATGCCCATACCTCTAAGGAGTGTAGCAACTCTTTCCCCAGCGCCTACTGCTATAGCTTCACCTATACTCATGTTCTGTATTTGGTCAGCTAAGAAAGGGTTGGTTTCTCGTAACTGAGTCATTCTGCTTTCTCGGTCTGCCGTTTCTGCTAAAGCGTTATCAATAGACTCTTGACCGCCCATCCCAATTCCAAACAAAGGGTTAGAGCCTGTGTTTTGTATTGGTGTCCCAACAGCAGCTCCTATAGGGGCTTGCGTAATGTTTTGGGCGCTTTCAGGCTGCGCCTGACCTTGACTGAAGAAAGGCTGATATTGAGGCTGTCTACCAGCAATAATTTCTAAGCCATGATTAGACATAGCTTCAAGATTGCCACTGATAACGGCTTCAAGATCACCGCTAGAAAGGCTATTTAATTGCTCGTCTGTAATTTCATCCATTATTGGGGTACGCCTTGAGGTCTTGAGTTTCCTGAAGCTCTTGCATCCAGTATTTGCTGCGCCCTAGTCTGGGTAGATGTAGCATCCCCTCCTCCGACCATTGGAGTAGTTCCCGGTGCTAAAGTGCTTTGAGATGCTGCTTGGTTTCTTTCTTGAATAGAAATCCAGTCAGTAATAGTGTTTCTTGGTGTTAACAAGTATTGCCCCGCGCTTCTTTGGTAGTCAGCTAAAATACCTTGAGTTCTTTTCTTTTCAGCAAGCCATATTCTTAAATCTTCCTCTTCCATATCTAAAGGAATTGTAGAGTCTAAGGCGAATGCTAATTCTGACTCAGATAGCGCGCCAAAAGTTGTATTAGCAATAACATTTAAACCTAATCTAGCTTGAACATTCTCTAAAGCTAAAGTAGCTGCGTTAATTGTTGGGAATCTATTAACTAGCCAGCCAGTGTTAGCCCCAGCATCTAAAGCAGCTAAAGCCTCATCATATAGAGCCATATTATTGTTAGCTCCCTCTAAAGATGTTAGTGCAGCCTCACCAGCAGCCATTGTTATATTCTGTAGCTCTATTTGCCCCGCTTCATCTACAGCGCTTGCTGTTTGCATATCTGGTGTTTGCCATTCAGCATTGGCTCCAGTAAGCCTTCCTCTTGGGGGGTTATCTGTCCCATCAACAGCAGAAGTAACCATTTCAGTCTGACCTGTCCCCGGATTAAAGGTAGGGGTAACTCGAAATCTGCGCCCATCTTCATCTACAGCATTGCTACCTTGAGCTTGCTGGAAATTAGGTGGCGTTCTTGAAGCTGACAAAGCGTTAGTAATAATCTCATTACCTGTAGCTATATCTGCGTCTAAAGCCTCATCTGTAAAGTCTGCGGCTGTTTGTGCTGGTGCGTTTATGCCGAATTGTCCTAACTCCGGTACAACAAAATCATTATAGTAAGCTACTCTTTCTTCAGCAGGGCGGCTTCTTATTTGCATAGCGTAAGGGATTGAAATTTGTAAGTCAGATACAGCTTTCTGTGTTTGTGCTGTCTCTAAGTTTAATGCGCCTGTCTCTAGGTTCTGTGTGCCTAGCTCTAAATTCTGTGTGTTTAGCTGTGAAGATTGTTCATTAAGCCCTATTTGCTGCTGCCCCATTTGCTGCCGTTGCTCCATTAAAGCCCTAGTTAAAGGTGCATTATGGATAGCATCACCAGCTTGAAACCCTTGTGAAAGAGCTTGAACTAGGTTCTGTTGCTGACCAGCTAGAGGAATGTTTGGATTTAAAGGCATATTCTTATCCTAAAGGACTAAAAGTAGGTTGGAATTGAGGGTTAAACATTGGTGAGGGTTGCGCACCAAAAGCGCCTAGATTAACAGTGCCACCTAAACCAGCTCCAGCACCTCCTCCCATCATACTTCCTAAACCGCCCATGCCTCCCATACCTCCGAAAGCCATAGCGCCTAAACCTAACATATTACCCATACCAGCAGACCGAGCATTAGAAGCGCCCATAATTCCACCAGCAGAGGCGTTGCCTATTTGGGTGTATAAGTCACCAATAGATTGACCAGTGTTAAAGCTTAGGTTAGCTTGTTGTCCTGCGGCATTAGCCCCCATACCAGTTAAATTACCTAGCATTCCTTGTTGGTTCTGTAAAAAGGGTAGAGCTTGCTGTAGATAATTCGATTGTAAGGCGTTTAGAGTATTGCCTGATAATGATTGCCCTCTAGCTGCTTGCATAGCGTTAGTTGATCTATTCACGTTCTGCATAACATTCTGAAACAAAGGAGAATCATTTAAAAAGTCAGCCTGTCCTTGGCCTGTTAAAAGTCCTTGTAACTGTGATAAAGCATCAGTGCCAGCTTGAGCAAAGGGAGTTAAGTCACCTCTAGCCTGACCTAGCATTTCTGTTTGATGCCCTATTGCTTTTTGACCCGCATCAATTTGGACAACAGCCGCATCTCTAGCTGATTTAGCCCCATCGCTGCCTGTTAAAGTGCTTAAAAATCCCATTTTATTATCCTAATTGTTTCTGAATTAAATTATGCGTCTGCATCTCTTACAAGTATGCCGCTAAATCTTCCGCTTATTATTGTGTCATTCTTATCTGTAGTAGCTTCCATCCATACAACAGAGCTTTCCGTTACAGGAAAAGGTAGTTGAGGATTAATGTCTATCTCTGTAGAAACTGAGGTATCCATAGAGCCTCTAAAGACTTCTTGATTACCATTATTAGCCGTTGAGTAAACCCATATCTTAATAGTAACTTTTGGGTCAGCACCCGATTGTCTAAGAGAGTTAGCATATAGCCACTCCATAATAAAATTATGATTTCTAGGAACATAAAAGATACATTGTTGGGTAACACCTCCACCTATAGGCATTTGAGCCATTGTGCTGCCGCCAGCCGTTTCAGTTACTGTGATAACCCCTGCATTAACCTTACCTGTTCCACATAGAAACATAGCAACTCTATTAACGCCTAGCCAAGTCGATGTAGTCACAACAGGAGTAGTCCCATTTAGGGTAACAACCTCTGTCACCTCATCTCTATTAGCATCTAAGCCATATATAACAACTGAGTTACAACCTGTTCCAGCAGGTGCGCCATCATCTGCTGCATCAGTCGAAACAATACTTAGTACACTAGCTGTAGTAATAGGCGTGAAAGTTCCACCCCATGAGGCTACTACTTCTGTACCTATGTCTACATCTTCATTATATCCAAACTTATTCCAGAGAACGTGTCCTTGTCTGCGCCCTAGAGCCACTTCAGTATTATAAGAGGTAGGTCTAACAACTGTAGCATCAAAGTCTTGAGCTAATGTAGAGTCACAAGGAGCGTTTAAGTCTGTCTTATCGCCTATTGTAGTTTGTAATCTTAAATAGGTTTGGTTAGAAGCTGATGTATTAACAAACTTAACTCTTGTGTATTGTCTAGTAATTGTGAATCTATGAGGGACTTCTATTTGCGCTGTTCTGTAATATCTTTTAAGGCTAGAATCTTCATTAGTACCATCTGGAGAAAATTGAACCTCCATATAACCATCTTGATCTGTCTTAGCCGCTATAACTATTGAGTCATAATCAGTTACATCTGTCCAAGAGCCTACAAAAGTTCCAGCAGCCGTGATAGCTGTAGTAGAGCTGTTCCCACTTAGTATTCTATTTTTTTTTTCGGGTACTACTGACCAACCATGCCCATCTACAAATTGTAAGGTTTCGCCTACTTGCAGCTTTCTTTTTATTATCTCTCTGTTAGTTCCGCCGTCATCTACTTGTATAGTGACTTCAGCTTCTACTGTGTCTTTATTGTAAACAGTAACAGTCTTAACTTGCCTCGAACCACTATTAGGGGCTGAGACTATAGTTTTGTCTGTAGTCCCGTTAGATTCGCCATTATTAGATGAAACCGCGCTCATAGTCATATCTGAAACATCTATAGCAACATATGAAACCACGAAAGGTAGTTCATTAGTCGTTACAGCCCCAGATAAGACCATTTCTAAACTTCTATTTGATGTGTCTAATATTATCATGCTCTTAGGCTTACCCTAGCCGCTACAGCAGCCGTGTCTACAGAAGTGCCTATACCTAGGGTCACTTTCATTTCCGTTGCGCTACCATCGTCTAGGAGCGTTCTAGCGAACTCTGTTAATGTGGTTAAAGCGTAAGAATCTTCGCCTGTCGTGTATAACATCTGGTCAGTGCCTTCAGTTAGCCCTGCAATAGACTGTAAGCCATCATTGAAAGCTTGAACATCAGTTCCTATTACTAAACCTTTTACATCTGTCTCATCCGTGCCAACTTTAAAAGATAACTGCCTTAGATAAGATTCTAGGTTGTCAAAATAGGGTTTTAGTTCTTTATTGCTTGTAAATTCTGCGGGTCTAACTTTAGTTATTAGTAGCGGGCTTCTTATACTCAATGTCCAGCCTCCCTTATGTCGATTGATGCTGAATATAGAACAAACTTAACAGGGTCGGAGAATGTTATTCTTACCACTAAACGATCAAAGACTTTCATCTTATGCCACTCAATAGCTTTATTAAATTCGCCATCTCTTCCCATCTCTATAAATATTTGTTGTCCCCATGTTCTGCCACCATCATATGAAGGCTGCACCATTAGATTAGGGTTTTCTCCTTGCCCTGTGTTTATTCCTACGCCTGACTCAGCCGATATTCTCATCTTAGACATCTCTAAAGACATTCCAGCCTTGCCGAAAGTCTCACCGGCTATCACTGATAAAGTTCTTTCTCTAACAATAGGGGCTAGTTGGTTCTTAAAGGTATCAAAGTCTAGTTTAAGGATAGAGCCATCAACATAAGACTGAGTTAGCCTTAATTTGTAAGCTTCTTGATAAGTTGAGCCTAAATATCTTTGCCCATCTGTTTCATGGTCTAATTCAAACCATTGCTCGGTAGTTTCTGAAAATACCCATACTCTTTTATCAGTAGGAAAACAGAATACGCAAAACTTCTGACCGTCAAAGGTTGCTTGATAAGCTATAGTGTTTGTTCTTGTGTAGCCTTGAAATTCTCTACAGATAGCAGCGCCACCTATAGGAATAGCTTGGAATGATTGAACCTTATAAGGAATACCATCATTACCTATAAAATATATGCCTGTGTCGGTAGTGGTTACACCGAAAGGACTCTCACAACCAATGCCCTCTATAATAGCTTCTGAAATACGCTCAAAAGGAGGATTACCAACGCCTGTATTGTCCCAAACCTCGATAGAGTTAGTCGAAAACAAGTATAATAGCTGGTTAAACACTACAGGAGCAGTTAACTCATCAGGGTCAGACTCAGGGTTAGCAAAGTTCAAGCCGTTAATGGTTGTCAAGCCAGCATCAGCTACCCAGAAATCACCAGTACCACTATCAAATATAAATTGATTATTAAGGTAAGTAACCACCGTAGGTTGAATAGTGATAGAGGTTAATTCTGTTAAAGTCGTGCCATCATAAGACAATGGGACACCACCATAGCAAATAACCATCAATGTGCCGTTATCAGCAAAGGTGCAGCGAGTCGTGCCGGGGATTGTTCCTATAGAGGTCTTAGTGCCGTTAGAGCTAATAGAATATAAGGTCTGACTAACTATGCAGTAATAAGCGCCATTAAAAACGTGATCGCCTCTACCGCTTTTGCCACTTCTAGCCCCTATCTCAGAGTTATAAGCATAAGTCGTATCAGTGCCGTAATTACTTTCTATTAAGCTACCATCTGAGGTGTTAAGTGTTATCGAGTGCTGTCCACTTGTGCCTACAGTAGCTTGCGTTTGCAATACCGTGTTAGTTAATCCATCTAATACATAAATGTTATCTGTTAAACCTGTGAAAATTGCATTCCCAGCACCGGGGTCAAAGGTTAAGTTAGTTATATTACCTTCCGCAGCTGAAATATCAATAGAACTTGAAACTGTAGAGGTGATACCAGCGTGTATGTCTATGGTATTGGTAACGTGGTTAGCTACAAGCAAGTTTCCAGAGTTATCTATAGCGATACCCCTATTGCCTGTAGTAACGCTAAAAGAGCTTGTTACTGAAGCTGATAGGCCGTTATAAATTGTTATTGCTGCGGGGCTAGTAGAGGAGATTATTAGATTACTATTATATCTGTCATAACCTATGTAAACATCACCGCCAATAGTTACGCCAAAGCTGTCTAATACTGTTCCTGTAATCCCATCCATAACATAGAGAGTATCTGCAACATTATCCCACATAAGAAGGTTGTTATTGTCAGAGTCAAACGCTATTGAGGTTATAGAGCCATCAGGGTTAGAAAAGGTGGAAGATTGACCACCAAAACCACTAGATGAGCTATAAAAGTCACCCGCTAACGTAATTAAACCCGGCCAAGGTTGTAAAACAGCTTCACTAATACCCCCCTGATTAATCTCAGGATACATATTAACAGTCCTTTGCGCTGATATAGGCAAAGAGCTAGATTCATATGTGCCACCAGCTAAACCAAGAGGCACTGTGTTAAACGCTCTAGTTTCAGCCATTTATGGGGTGCTCGCTTCACTTCTCATTGAACTAGCAGGGCTAAACCCCTTCTTATAAGTCTTATTAGCACCTCGAATGCCGTTAATGAACAAAGTCCATGCACTAGAGGCTTTTTCTTCCTCTCCTGTGTACATATAAGCCGCCCATAAGCAGCCTTGCAGATATATCTGAGGATAGTTAGTTAGTATGGCGTTAGTGGTGTTTGAGGTGCTGAGAGCGGTAGCTTTAGCCAGATATACGCGATTAAAGGTATATGTGGCGTCAGGTGATCTATCAAACTCTATTTGGGAGGTTACTGTGAAGTTTTTAGGCTGACCAGAGGCAGAAGATTTGTTTAAGCTTTCTGGTGTTGCAAACCTTACATCTGTTTCATTACTTCCAACAGATATAGTTAGCTTTCGCATTTTGATGAAGCCTGTAGGTAAGGCCATTGTCTGAGTGCCTACAGCCGTAGTGTCAGATGTTTCCATCTCTCTAACTAACAAGCCTTGGTCTGTGTTGGAGTAGATCATGCCTTCACATAAGTCTATAAAATCATCAGTCACAGAGTCTAGGTCATCCCTATGAGTCCAAACCTTGATAGATGTTTTTAAATTTGCGTAAGTATCTAAAGCCATTAATTAACCTATTGAGTTACTATTACAGGCTTGAGAGGGGTAACAATTATCTTGAAGCCGTTTGACATAGCTCCAAAACTTACCAATTCAAACCTATCTAAGAATTTTGGTAGCCACCAAGCAGGAGGCTGTTGTATTAAGTGCGCATTCCTACCATCAGGAAGCGTTTTAGCTGCTGGCATAGTGTGAACAGTGAAGATGCCGAGCTTTTTAGTGACTCTTTGAAGGTCATCTAGCACGTTATCTAATAATTCAGGCTCTATATGCTCTAATACATCAATACAGCAAACTAAGTCATGTTCTTCTGGGGTATCAGCCCAATCTGGGTTAGCTGGCTCATAGTGCGTGATATATATCTTATGATTAGGGGTTAAGTGCTTACCTAAGTTACCCTTACCAGCGCCATAGTCTAATATATCTTCGTGCCCAGTTTTATTTATAATATCTGTAACAAAAGGCGCAAAGCTTATAGAAGCTACCCCATAATTAGGGTTCTCATGCATCTTTTCTTGTTGTTTTCTGTATTCGTCACTTATTAACATACTTCCCCCTTAAACATGAGCTAACATTGCATCACGCTCTTTAAACCACTCATTAGCGTACTCTTGCTCCGTATAACCTTTGAAACATGGAGTGCCTAAAGTGAAATGTATAATCTTAGCGTCTGGATTCTCAGGATACTCACCAACTAAGTGATTAAACTCTACAGGAAGCTCCATTACCCTATCTTCTGGACACCATTCAAATTGATGCAAGTATTTACCTGACTCTGTATTAACTTTATCAGGTGATAGTCTACAACAAGCCGCATTGTAGTTATTAAACAACATAACACTTGACCAATTCTTTTTAGGGTATTCATGTTGAATATTGCCTAGAAACTTAGTCTTGCAAGTAGATACATAGTCATGCTTCACTACTTGAACAGCCGCAAATGGGTCATGGTGTTCTAATATCTCAGCTATATCACATAATACAATCATATCGCAGTCCATAAACAAAGACTTGCCCTTAAACCCACTTAGCCAAGGGGTTAAGAATCTTGAGAATGAAAACTCAGTGCTTCCATCTTCAATGCCCCTAGTAAATGAAGGGATATTATTCTTATTAATCGGAGTGAATGATACTGGTATAGATGACCTAGCTAATATCGAGTGACATAAAACGTGATAAGCTATTGTCTCTGCTGGGTCATAACCTATGAATATTTTAAAAGTTTCGCCTTTATACGGGCTACTAATGCTTCCCATGTGTCCTCCTGCCTTAATAATTTTACTGACTTATACCAAGGGAAATCCCCTGTTAAATGGTATCTGTAGCTAGGCGTTTCAGGTACTAATACCCAACACTCTTTGCCTAATGCTCCAGCGCCATAAATGACCGTAGTGCATACCGATATGATTAAGTCACACTCATTAATAAGAGCTAGTGTCTCATCATAATCAACACCTTTACTTACAGCTCTATCCCAATGAATTATACCATATTGGTCAAGTAATTCTTGATCTGGTTGCTTGTATTCTAGGGATATAAACGTGTTATCTGTCTCAAACAAAGGCGCTAATGTTTCTAAGTCGATAGACCTTCTATGCTTCATGGTACTAGGTAAGCCACCTGTCCAAGCTATGCCTATCTTCTTGCCCTTATGTTGGTCTAGTAAAGCTCTCCATTGAATGCATCTCTCAGGGTCAGCCTTTAAATAGCTAGTGCCAGTGAAGTCCTTATGCTTGTTTCTATAGAATCTAGGTAAGTCAGCTATCGAGCATTGATAATCAGGCATAACAGGTAAGTTAACATTGTCACCTTTATCATATCTTGAGCCTGATACATAAGCATCAAAAGACCTACCAAAAACTCCCTCTAATCTACTGTCACAAACAATAGACAAGTGATTACAGTCATTCAATACATCAGGGATACAAGAGGCGAACATTATCTCATCACCTATACCTTGCTCACCATAAACAACTAAGTTGCCTTTAGCTTTACCATCCCAATCAGGAACACCGTAATCTAGCTTCTTCCTATGCTTACCACCTAAACCCCAAGCAAACTCTTTCCAGCCTTCTTTCCACTTCCTCTGCATTAACAATGAAAGCCCTAAGTTATCGTGTGCTGCTCTTAGGTTTGGGTCTATTCTTACCGATTGTCTGCATAACTTCTCAGCTCCTTTCGGGTCTTTGTTCTTCAATAAGGTTAAAGCCTTATTAGATAATGCCTTCTCATTCTTTGGGTCTAACTCTAATGAACGGTCAAAGCATTTAACTGCCTCATCATTGTCCTCATCACCAAAACACATCCCCATATTGTTATATAGTTGAGTGTGATCGCCTGTATGCTCACCTGACCTTTTAAACAGGTTGTAAGCCATACCATACTTACCAGCTTGCATAAGTATATAAGCTGCCATAAACAGCCCTTGAGGGTCATTAAAATCATCATTCAATACATCATTAACTATTCTTAACGCTGTATCTGGTTCTGTATCAGCTAAATCTCTAGCCTCTAGTAACTTATCCACAGTTTCCTCCTGCTTCTTATTTAATATTTACCGCTAACTGTCCTTAAATATCTATATTCAGGGTCATTAAGCAGCTTAAAAACTTTCTTTTCATCGTTTCTGTCATATACATCTACACCTAGCTCACGTTTCCACTTCATTATTATTGAATTAGGAAGGCTTGCTATCTTGACATATTCTTCTTTGAAACCATGTTGCTTGAAATCGGCATCGTTAAACATTGCTCTATTGCGTTTAAGATAATATTCTACATCTTGAGACTCAGTAATGATAGTCTCTTTTGTCATGTGATCGTATTCGTGCCAAGTATGAGTCTTACTATCTGGGTCATACTCTAATAATCGTTTAGTCATTCTATTCTCCGTAAAAGAATTGCCCCTCACCCCAATTAAGAGGTGAGAGGTTCTTCCCATCATTGCAGGAGGAGTGCATGATTAGCTTATGTCAGTTACCTTACCGCAAGCAAGTTCATTGCCTACTCGTAAAGTGTACTCACAAGTTAATAGCTCTTTCTCGCTATCGCCTGTCTTAGCTAGAGGGTCACGCACCATGTTGTCTAAGAAGTCAACACTTAGGTGATCTAAGTCTAATACTAAAGCAGTTTCATCACGAGAGAACCTGTTAGGAACAATCATGTGCGAACCAAAGTCACTAACGTAAACATCAGCAGCTCCGATAATCACAGCTTGACCAACTTGAGGATTGTCTCGGTATTGAGTAGCAATGCCACTAAAGCCTGAGATAGCCTGTTTAGTTGTAGCTCCAACCATAACCATTGTAGCGTCACCGCCCTGAGTCCATACTTGCTGGATAACATCTTTCAAAGATGCTTCTGTAATAGCGCCTAATACGGTTGAATCCGTAGGTGCTGCAACAGTGCCAGAAGAATAACCCGGAGTAGTCTGAGCTGTACCTGTACCAACTGAGGTTTTGTTAGTAGCAATCCAAGACTCTAAAGAAGCTAGAGATCGGGCTGTACCAGCACCACCAGCAGTAGATGCTTGGTTACGAGTTACTGCATATTCCATATCTCGCTTTAGCTCTTTACCACGCTTACTAATTTGATAAGATAGCTCATCACCTCGACCAGCACTATTAACTGTGCGCTGTGTACGAGACACTGATACAACCTTGCGTGAGATTTGGCAATAGTTGCCGGGGCGAACTGTAGGCACATGGGTGTTAGCCGTTGCGTCATCGCCTTCAATCTGTCTGTTAGTTCCAGCCGCCTCTAGTGCGTCTGTCTGCCATTCATGGTAAACACCTGTTGCGTTACCTTGTGATGCGTTCGAGATGAACGGAGTTTCAAGAGGAGAGATGTCATAAATTACATCACTTAAATCCTCCCTGTTACCTATGGCTACATGAGCCGTTACTGTATTTGTTGGGACTGTCATTTTTATCTACCTATACGCTTGGCGATAAGCTCTTGAGCGTCTGACATTCTTCCAGATTTCTTCAGCTTCTTATGCAAGTCTTTATTCTTACCAGCTTGCACGTCCACTTTAGTTGTCTGATTTCCTGCTGTAGCATTCTTAGGCTTATCAGTTATTATTTTTGACGCTGGCTTTGCATTTACAATCTGATCGTAAAGGGCTGCTTTGCGTGATAAGGCAATTAAACGATGGTCAGTGAATACTCCTAAGTCATCATTAGTGAAACCTAGCTTTTGCCAAGACTTATTGATTAACTCTAAGTCCTTCTTAGCTGCGGCATCATCTAACCACTCAGGGATTACCTGTGGAATCATCTCCATCTCACGTTGGATACGGTTTTGACTCTGTTCATTTAAACGATTGGCTCTTTCTTGTTTGAGCTTCGCTACCTTACTTGCTTTTGCATCGACCTTTTCTTTCAGCTCATAATACTTTGCTGCATCATAGCTTTTTAGTTGTAAGTTTTCCTCAGAGTTCAAGTCATCTGCATCTAGCTGTAGTATAAGCTCTGCGTCTTGAATAGACTCATCGAACTTAGTTAGCTTTTCTGCAAAGGCTTCTCTTTCTTTAGATAGCTCACTGGTTTTCTTACGGTAGTCAGATTCCATCATATAAGACTTTGTTAAGTCATCAATGGTCACATCTTGTTCTTCACCGTTAACCTTTACTGTATAAGTGGGCGTTTCTACTTCTGGTTGGGCTTCTTGAGCCTCCGAAGTTTCATGCTCTACCTCAACAGCATCTTCAGTAACAATCTCTGGAGCTTCATTAACTGGCTCTGGGTTGTCGGTAGTAGTTTCCACCACTTCTGGTGCGTCTTGAGTTGGCGTTTCGCTCTCTGGACTAATTGCCGCGCGTACACGGTCTTGTATTGTTGGCTCTCTCACGAGTTGGCCTCCGTTTAATTATGTTCGACCAATCTTTTAATCTTGCGGGCAGCTTGCTCCAATAGGTTGGCAGACTTCTTACCCTTCTCAATGACTCTCTTGAATTGGCCTTCAAAAGACTTGATTGCTCTTAGCTGGTAATAGGCTTGTTCTCTAGCCGCTTCATTACCTGACTTAGATTCTTCTATAGCCGCATATATATCTGCTCTCATTCCTTTGAAAGCATCTATAACTAACGGGCTACTTAATATTCTTTTCGCTTCTTGTGCGCGATTGACATCTTTATTCCAGTCAACTTCACTCATATATCCTCCTACTCTACTGATTTAATATTCGCTAAACTGTCATCAAATATAACGTAGTTTCTTGTTCCTTCTCCTGCGCTTCTGCTTGTCCCATCTAGGTAGCGTATGCCTGAAACACCCCTTTCTCTAAGATAGCTACTAGCGTCAACATCAGAGCCTAGCTTCTCTTTTAGGCTGCCATAAAATGCCCTCCCATCCATAGTCTCCATATAGCTAGGGGCGTTATCTATCATTGCCAATTCTTGCTCTGAAGCCCCTTCAAATAAAGCAGAAAGTAAATCATTATCCTCCTGAGTCGGCTTCATTATATCTATGTACATTCCTTGAACCCCCTCACTCTGCTCGCTCAAAGGCGCATCCCAATCAAGCATAGTGTTAGGGTCTACGTCTAGGTCTACGTTGTAAATACCGCCTTCTGCTGGGAAAGTATTTAGTTCCTCAGCAATGGCTTTTGCTTTTGCTGCGAACTCATCTCCGTACTCTTCAGGGGAATATCTGTTTATTATCTCTGAAGGCGTCTCATGCTGCATAGCAGATTCCCAAACTTCCATAGCCTCATAATCTTCTATACCTTCTGCTGCCTTATACCTCTGCATCATTAAATCTTCAGCATCATAAGACCTCGGCTGATATGATTTCGCGACATCTGGAGAGTCAGCAAAATACAATCCATGCCCATAAGCCTGTGCTCCTTCACCCGTTCCAATCTTCGATAAATCAAAGCGGTCAAACTTGTGCGGAGAACCATGCCATACGTTTAATTTCTGCCTAACTTCTCTTGCTGCATTCTGTACGCTTGGGCTTCTTAATGCCTTCTGCCCGACATCACCAATAACAGGAACAATGCCTAAAGCTGCTACACCTGTAAGAATAGCTCCATCTAAATAATCACCATCACCAAAGGCTTGCATAGCCTCTGAAGCATCCATAGCATCACCAACACCAGTGAAGTCTAAAACCTGTGTGACATTGTTCGCATAGCGAATAGCTGTCTGTCGTGCTATAGGGTCATCATTAGGGTCAAGGAAGAAATCAATAGCTCGGTTAAATATCTTATCTCTAAGAGTCGGGGCTATAGGCTCAATTCTTTGAGATTCATTATTAAATGTTCTAGGTACTGTGTCATAAAACTGACCAGAGCTAGGGTCAGCGTGAAAAGCATTAATAGCGTTAATAGCTTCTGACTCATTAGGTATTTCTATATTACCAAAGCCTTCTATTTGAATTTGAGGCATTAGGCTAGAGCTAACTTGCCAGAGGCAGGGTCATACCTAAAGTTCTGCTCTACATTGCCCACTTGACCATTGCCATCAATGTCTTTGTTGCCATCTAATTCTAGTTTAGTGTAGTCCTTAACAAGACCAGCAAAATACTGTCTGTCGCTTTGGTCTAACTTAGCCATGAATTGATGCATCTTAGAGCCTTCCTTTGCCATCTCTATATTACCCTTGCCTTGTGCTTCAACTAGTGAGGCTTGCGCTCTAACCATTTCAGCTTCAGCTAATGGGTTCTGTTGAGTCATCTGAGTCAATTGCTCTACTTGCTTAGTTAATATCTCTACCGTTGCTTGTGCTACATCTTCAGGTAATTCAGGGTTGTTAAAGTAAGTATCAACAGACTTCAAACCAGTTTCAGTTATTATTCTATCGAGTGTGTGATATACCTTTGCTTGATCTGCTAATACTGAGCCTGTCTGCATAAAGGATGATTGTAATTGAAGAATGTAATTAAGATTCTGTATCTTCTCTTGCCTATCTCCACCACCTAACTCAATGTAACAATCTAAATCGTAGCGCCATACACTAGGGTCAATATCCATTACATGACCTGTGACTTTAATCTGCATAGCATCATCTTGGTAATGTGTTATTAATCTAGCTGTCTTAACTAATATAGATTTAACTAATGTCTCACCTAATACACGAGTGATAAGCTCTTGCCTTAACATTGCGTCATCACGCATACCATTAAAGCCTGAAGCTGTGTCGTGTAACGTATCAGGGTTCAACCCTTGAGTGTGCCTAGTTAAGCCTGTACGGGTTTCTCTAGCCGTATCCATGTACTCGATACCACCTAATATAGATTGTATCTGAGGCTGTGTAACGATAGGCATTAGTGCATCACTAACACCACCCTCAACACCGATAGCGCCACCAGCTCTAAGCGTTAATAGATCATCTAAGTCTACAACATCTGAGTTATATGCAATCCTTGAGTAATTCGTTTGATACATATTGTTAAGCATCTGCCTAACTAATACTGATTTAGTAAACTGTAGGTCAGCCGTTTGCTCTGCTGGACAAGTGCCTATAGCTCTGTGAGGCATTGGGACAGGAGTTCCACAAGCAAAGGGATGGTCATCTATAGCATTGTATTCAAGTAGCTTATTACCAGCTTCAAAGACCTGATAGTATTCAGAGACACCATCACCGTCTAAGTCCATAAAGACATAGCCTTCAGTTATCCATATCTCATCATTACTTGAGTCAGCAGTAGGATTACCATCTACACCGTTCTCAATATCTTTGTTTCTATTGTAGGACTCTTCTGTATCTTCAGCATTCCAAGCGGGTAGACCAGCAACTATATCTTTATCGAAGTCCATCTCTATTAATTCAGAGCGTCTTTTGCGTGTCTTTTGCCCTATGAATCTAGGCTTAACAAAGTCTCTAGCTTCCTTAGATAATAGAAACTCCTCTGAGGGAATGTTCTCATACTTAACCTGACCATTAACTTTAATGCGTGTTGCCTTAACAGCAAACACCTTACCCATTACTACTTCGCCTTCTGCATCAGTGACAAGCTCTTGCTCACCCTCATTAACCTCATCTATTCTTACTTCAGGGTCAGCCTCTAGTGCTGTTAGCTCTGCCTGTGATAGCCCACTGTAACGCTCCTTAGTGGCTGTCTTAGCCTCATCCCAATAAACCTTAACAACCCCTACATATTGTAGTAAAGCGTCTTTAAATGCGTTGTGTAGCGTTAGAACGCCTTGGTTCTGTCTTAGGAAGATATGATTGACTAGCTCAGTCTTTTGGTTAGCTTCTTCTTCCTGTTCTGCTGTCTCGGAATTAAACCGCCCAACATAACGCCCTTGTGTGAATACTCTAAGCATTGAAGGAAGCATACCCTCAACCACATCAGAGACATCTGTAGAGACATAGCTTGACTGTCCATCTACTTCATCACCGTAAGGCTCACCATTGTAATAGTCTAATAGTGTAGCTCGTTTAGCAGATAGCTCATCACGGTAGCCAATAGAAGCATCTCGCTCTGTTAGCACTACCTGTAAAATCTTATCTTCTTTGTCTGACATATTAAGCGATACTCAATTGGGGATATTTTTTAATTGACTTATTCTTACTCTTCTTACTAACGGGTGCAGCGAATGTTAAAGCTGAAGCATCCAAGTAGTCAGGAGAGAAGCCAAACTCTTTGCGTATTAGTGTTTTCTTCTTGATCAGTATTCTGTTATGAGCATCTGTGGTGTAAGGACACGCACATATATCAGCATGAAACTCATCATCGTCTGGTATCTCGACAGGGACATTCTCGTCATTAAGCCATTCAGCAAAAGTGCCAATCATCTCAGCCCTCTTGTTAACGTACTTATCTTCCCGTCTAGGAGTAGAGCCAAAGTTAATAGCCCTTATACCTTCATAGCCTAGCTCTTTAAGGTAATCAACTAAGTCAGCACCAAACCCTGCATCAATAAAGCAAGCATCTGGCTTCTCCTCGTCTAACATCTTGATACACTTAGCGGCTCTCTTCTGTAGTGTGTTTACATCATCACCTACATAGCCTTCATGTTTGTATATCTTACGGCCTTGCCTCATCACTAGAGTAAATCTATCCACCCCTAACGATGGGTCAACACCCATAATCTTATGACCTGTGTTCTCTACCCTAGTTGTTCTAGCTCTCATAACCATCTCAGGAGTAATCAGGGTATCAACACCTGACATCTGGAATGCCTCGGCTGCGTTCATCGGATACTCTTGCTTAAACTGTGTCTCTCCATTGACACCACCAGCACTAAGCTCAACTATCTTGTTTCTTCTCCAGAAGATTTGTTTGTTGTCTATCTTGTAGAGCTTCTTTAAGTCAGTCTCTTCTGCTGTAAGAGTAAAGCCTTTAGGTAAGTTCTTACGGTATTCGTCTTGCCAGAACCAAGGAACAAAGATAGCAATGTAATCACCCTTCCCTGCTTCGGCTGCTTTCCATTGAACGTGGAAGAAGTTACCTAACCCATTAGCTGTTGACTCTAATATAGACTCTGTATCGTCTTGGTCTGGTATCGCCTGCATGATACCTACAGCATGAGTCTCTGCATTAGGCCAGAATGCTACCTCTGACCCATGAAAATATTGTATTGTGCTTGATCTACCTACTCCCTTAGAGCCAGCAGTACCAACCTTATAGCCTGAGTCTAGTCTACCAAAGGATAACTCTTTAGCGCTTGCCGCATCAGTAGAAGGCTTAACAGCAGGGAGACAATGCTCATGGTATCTCTGTACCATATCAAACAGGTTGTCTGTTGCTTGTTGCTCATGTGTAAGTATGAACGCTCTAACGCCTCTACGGTGAGAGGTTTTCCAGTAGTATCTGCCTTCAGTGTATGTCGATACGCCTTGCTGTCTACCCTTTAAGATTAACGCTCTAACCTTACCAGTGTTAGCTAACTGCTCCTCTATACGTTCATGTATATAGAGCTGGGCTTTATTAAGTACAAAGTCCTCAACCTTACCCGCCTTAGTTCTTATCTTTAAACAGTTATCAGCATAATAGATAAAGTCATCTTTAAGCTTTTGGCGTTTAGCTAACCTATCTTTAGTTAAGTTTGTCTTAGACATACTCTCACCTGACTTGTAAGCTTTTTAATCAAGCTCATCTAAAGCTTCTTCATGTGAGTAGGTGTGTTGTTCAATAGTAGACTTGTCGCTATAGCCGTGATTACTTAACATTAGCTTAGTTATAACGCTATTGAAGCCGCCTGAAAGCCCACCATTTAGCAGTTCTGACTCTTGTTTGGCTTGTATGTCCCTTAACGTGTATGAAAACTCAGCCTTATCCTCTTGACTACCCCAATCATATATAGTGGCTTTAGTAACGCCTAGCACTAACGAAAGACCCGCAACTGTTGGGACTGCATCACCTTGTGCTTTATAATTCGCTAAGTAATCTTTAGCGAGAGCTAGTATTTCTTCGTTGTACTTCGTTGGTCTTGCCATCTTCTTTTAGTTCCTGTTTAGGTTGACTAAGTTTTGCTTGTTTCATAAACGCAGCCCAATTAGCATCTGCTTGCTTCTGCTTATCTTTAGGCGTGGGTCTTTGTGTATAACCTTTGCTCATCTATATGTTATCGCTTTCATATGCTGTTACTGCATAAGTAGCACTACCACCGCTTGCTGTTAGCTTTAGACTAGCAACATTAGACATATCTAATATAGCTGTCTCGGCTGTTAAGCTGGCTTGGGTAACATAGGTAGACTGACCCTCTACTAATGTCTCTACTGATATAGCATTAGCATCAGGAGCATCTATTTGAATGTGCTTGATCTTTCTTATTGAGTTGATAGTAGGAAAGCCAACAGTGGTTGCACCGCCTGTAGTAGCTGTTCCTGTCTCATGGTAGTAATAGTTATTCTTACTCATTTGTAGCCTCTGAGAGAGTTTGATAAAATAAATTGAATTAATTGAAATAAAAGCTTGCATTACCATAACAAACCCTTATAATCTTACTTAGAAGTTAAATAAAGTTAATTAAAGTTAATTAATAAGGAGTAGGACTATGATTTTAGACTTTTTATACATGCAAAACAGCTACGAAGATAGAAAGGTTATTGAGCCTCACAATAAAGATGGCCTTTTTGTTTCTACAGCTTTCGTTAATGATGGGTCTCACCCCTACGAAACTGCGGTAAAGCATAAAGACTACAACAACGGGGAAATGGTAATAGTTCAGTCTTATGACTCAAAAGATGCCGCACAAAAAGGCCATAAAGAATGGATAAAACTAATGACATCGAACAAAAAACCGAAAGAGCTTCTTGATTGCTTTAATAGTGAGATAAGCCAGCTTCTTGGTGAAGAAAGTATGAACCCAAACAGGATATAACTATGAAACAGCCAATTAAAAATAGATTATCAGAAGCGTTCTTTGCGTTTCTCAGCTTCTTGCTACTAGCCTCGTTGTTTAGCTATATGGCGATTAGTTGGATTAACTCGTTACCAGTTTAAGGAGATTGAAATTATGACAGACTTAGAAAGGTTAAGAGCTAAAGAAATCAGAATTATATCCACTAAAAGGAAAAAGTATTTAAGAAAGCATAAAAAAGATATAAACATATGGTGGAGTGCAGAGCTTCATTCCTATGTAAGAACAGGTCTTTAATGCTCTTCTTTATTATTAGGAACTACAGTTAAAGGACTGACTGTAGCTTCCTCGTACTCTGCCATTATAGATTCATACAATTCTGATACTTGCTCAGGCAACCAGTCTTGAGGACATATACCTAATATAGCCATGTAAAGAGCTACAGGGCTGTCTTGCAAATTCTTCGGCAGAATCATTAAATCAAAAGGCTCATCCATTAGCTTTCCAGTTAGTTGCTACCTTCTCTGCGCTTCGGCCTACTACATAACCACCCAAGCCTATTTTCAGTAAATCCCATAGGTAAACAGGCAATTCTAATTCAGGAGCATCAGCCCAAAACAATGATAGGTAAGGATATAAAATATAGTTATTTGCGACAATAAATGTGAATACTAGCATGGTTAAAGGCCGCCAGTTCTTAGCTATCCAACTATCTGAATTAGCCTCTGCAACTATAACAGCCTTTGCTTGATCTATCCCTGCCATTATCTCTTCATGTGACTGTGTATCGGCTAGGGTTGCTATCTCATGCGCTAGTTTAGCTTTTGTGTCAGCATCAGGAACTACTTTATCTAGTATTGTAGATATAGGGTCTATCAGCTTCTCAATTAAACTCATCCTGTCACCATGTAATTATAAAAGCC